ATGGTCTGTAAAGTCGTCTTGATCCAGAATTGAATATCCGCCAGTGCAATAATTTTTCTGCGCAAGGATGATTATATTGCTATGCGCCGATACAACGTACAGAAAAATTATTGCACTGGCGGATATTCAATTCTGGATCAAGACGACTTTACAGACTTCATTGTTAGTGGAGAGTGGATAAAACATGACCGCAAGGATGATTATATTGCTATGCGCCGATACAACGTACAGAAAAATTATTGCACTGGCGGATATTCAATTCTGGATCAAGACGACTTTACAGACTTCATTGTTAGTGGAGAGTGGATAAAACATGACCGCAAGGATGATTATATTGCTATGCGCCGATACAACGTACAGAAAAATTATTGCACTGGCGGATATTCAATTCTGGATCAAGACGACTTTACAGACTTCATTGTTAGTGGAGAGTGGATAAAATGAAATCGGTATACAGAGTGATCGCGATTAGTCGCGCAACAGGAAAAATCGTCAACTGCTACACTGGTGACTGCGCAAGCACGGCAACATCAACATATGAAGATCTGTTAAATCGCAAGATGTTCATGGAGGATTTCAAAGTGAAGTTACAACGCCTTGAACCTGTTGATGTAATGGAAAGCGAGGTGATCTGCTTCAACTATGACGACGCGGATCACGGCGACTATAGCAAGGTGCGCGTAACTCATCCCAACATTGAGTATGTCAATGTCTGGATTGATGGCAAGTTTACCGTCAGGGCTATAAGTCTGGAGTGGGGCTAATGGGTGGCAAGCTCGCACAAGTTGCCGCCGCAATTGGTTTCGACTATTGATAAGCCGTTGCAAGCACCGCCGCCGAAACGATGCGGAAAATCGTAAGCGCTACAACGGCAAGTGACTTGCTTTCTAGAAAGCAAGTCACTTGCCGTTGTAGCGCTTACGATTTTCCGCATCGTTTCGGCGGCGGTGCTTGCAACGGCTTATCAATAGTCGAAACCAATTGCGGCGGCAACTTGTGCGAGCTTGCCACCTGATGAATAACGGTTGTGAAGTGCTGAAAGGCGGGAGTCACCGAAAGAATGTGCATACGTTCAGGATTTCATTTTGTTTCATGAGGTGAAATTATGACCTATTTCAGAAGTGTAAAACAGGGGATTATTTCCGCATTGACCATACAGGCAGGCGAGTAGTAAGGTTATCGAGTAGAGGCGATTGGGTGCGTACAGGGTTGCGACCTGCTGACATGTCAGGGTTCCCGTTCATCGCTGTGAAATCTAAAACCGTGAAATGCTAAGGAGTTGTAAATGTTGCATCGCCTCAACGATTTCAGCCGGAAGGCTTTTAACTTTGCGCAACTTATCCAGCGCACCGATAATAAAGTGATCATCACGAACGGTAACAGTAACGGTCACACCATCGATCACAACTTTAAATTTAAAGTTGTGATCGATGGTGTGACCGTTACTGTTACCGTTCGTGATGATCACTTTATTATCGGTGCGCTGGATAAGTTGCGCAAAGTTAAAAGCCTTCCGGCTGAAATCGTTGAGGCGATGCAATGAGCAAGATCACCAATGTAGACGATCCGTTTTATGCTCGACTGTACCGGGCGGAGGAGGCGGGATTGAATAGCGAATATGCGCTAAAGGTTGCCTATCTTGAAATGACGCTGGAGGAAGCGCTTGGAGATTGCAACTATGAGCAAGAATGCGGCGCTATTGTTGCGGATCCGACAACAATCGTTAATGATTGCGGCTGTGACTTTGACCCAAATTGCCCTCGTTGCTTCCCGTTCTAAGGAGTGATTAAAATGACGCCGATTGAGAAAATTTGCTGTCCAAGACACGGCGGTAGCGGAACAAAATCAAGCTGCCCGTTCTGCAAATAAAACTACGTGGCTGTTGCGCTAGCTGCGGCCTTTTACACCGGCTATGCAATCGCATTGCCTAACATCAAAGCGCCTTAAAACGCGTTACAGTAAGGATTTAGCATGTTAATTTTTCTCTCTTTTCTGGCTCCGGTTATGATGCGCTTCCGTGGGCTGAACGTGGTCACAAAGTGCTCCAGACTTATAGCCCTGACGGTAAACTTGCCATCAATCCAGACATTGACATACTCAATGTTGGGATGAGTTACGCGCACCTTGCTATAGTCGCCGTGATCCGCGTCGTCATAGTTGAAGCAGATCACATCTGCTTCAACTATGACGACGCGGATCACGGCGACTATAGCAAGGTGCGCGTAACTCATCCCAACATTGAGTATGTCAATGTCTGGATTGATGGCAAGTTTACCGTCAGGGCTATAAGTCTGGAGTGGGGCAAGCCTGATTTTATTATCGCCTTCCCTCCATGCACTGACACGGCTGTTAGCGGCTCGCGTCACTTTGCGGCAAAGCGTGATCGTGATCCTGAATTTCAGATCAAGGCTATGGAAACTGCAAGAATTGCTCAGGAGTTGGGCGACTGGTTCAACGTTCCATATATGATCGAGAATCCGATCAGCGTACTATCGACGATGTGGCGGCAACCTGATTACATTTTTCACCCTTGCGGCTTTGGTGGATACCTGCCGGAAGATGATAAACATCCTCACTTTCCAGATATCATTCCGGCGCGTGACGCATACACAAAGAAAACCTGTCTTTGGACTGGTAACGGTTTTGTCATGCCTGATATTAAGTCAGTGTTGCCAACAGGTAACGCTAATCGGTTGGCAAAAGCTAGGCGGCAAGTCTAAGCGTACAAAGCTTATCCGATCTCTCACCCTCGCGGCTTCGCCACGGCTGTCTGCCTTGCAAATCAGAAATAGCACAAAATGTTAAAACCCGCTTCGGCGGGTTTGTTACATTACAGCCAACAGGAGGAATCAATGAAACAAATTAAATTGAAGTGTGTAGCCAGCCGCGCAAAAGTTATACGGTTGACTACATACACAAAGGATGGATTGATGATAACGGTAACGTGTGGGTTAAATATGGAAGGGCAAAGATCCAGTTAGACAAAAATCTTGTAATGGATACGTGTTACGGCGCTGTTGCTAAATTTGAAATTGTGGAGAAATAAGATGTGAATATTTCGCCTCGAACAGATACGCGCCACCAGCGGCAGAAAATCCAACCTCCTCGCGATAAAGCGTAAAGCGATCGCCGTGTTCGTCGAACACATAACCAGCAACAGCGCCTAACACACGTCCTTGTTCGATCTGGTATCGTTTGTCAGCCTTAAATGTTTTCCCTTTGCAAGTTCGCGCACCGAATTTTTCCAACTGGATCACGCCTTCACCACCACGGATCGGACAAAGGAAATCTTTATAGCGGCCTTTAAGCGTAAAGCGATCGCCGTGTTCGTCGAACACATAACCAGCAACAGCGCCTAACACACGTCCTTGTTCGATCTGGTATCGTTTGTCAGCCTTAAATGTTTTCCCTTTGCAAGTTCGCGCACCGAATTTTTCCAACTGGATCACGCCTTCACCACCACGGATCGGACAAAGGAAATCTTTATAGCGGCCTTTCATCAGTTTGTTGTCAGAGTTTCGAATAACTTTAAAGTTATTCGAAACTCTGACAACAAACTGATGCCCTTTGCAAGTTCGCGCACCGAATTTTTCCAACTGGATCACGCCTTCACCACCACGGATCGGACAAAGGAAATCTTTATAGCGGCCTTTAAAGGCCGCTATAAAGATTTCCTTTGTCCGATCCGTGGTGGTGAAGGCGTGATCCAGTTGGAAAAATTCGGTGCGCGAACTTGCAAAGGGTAGCATGTGGCAAGATGCGGATATCCACGACTACCGCGAAATCAAGACAAAGACGATCAAATGCGCTTGGGTGAATCACTCCTTCTACCAGAAAAAGATTATGAGGCGCATAGGCCGCAAACCATGCTCAAAAATGCATTCCGTTGCATGTTTAGCAATATCAGCACAATGAAGCACGGCGACGTGGTTTATTTGGTGAAGGATAAGCACGCCACGCTGCTGATTGGTCAATCGTTTCATAAATCGCTTGAGTTCGACGCCGTGACACTTGAGGCGAAAAGCATTATCGACGGTCACTTATTGGCGCGTGTCGAGCGGATCAAATAGCACGAATTGCTAAAGTTGGTAACATGATGCCGTTATAATTAGCGGCATCAGAAAGGAGTAATCAACGATGTTCGATTTCGACACAAACAAATTAACACCACAAGAAATTATCGCTACCGCTGAATCACAAAATATCTCACCTTTGCGCGTTGCTATACAGGCAAACGGATACCGCCAGTCGTCCAGCTTTTGGGAACCAGTTAAAGACATTGGCGGCGCTAACGATCGCTATCCTGTCATTTCGCTGGGTAACGATTTTGATGTTGTCGGTAAGCTGGCAAGAAGTATCGCAAATTCCGTACAGTTTCCAGAGGCATCGGCATACATGCATTTTAACAGCGGCTATTGCGCCTATGGTCTGGTGCTTCCTGCATTGTCTCCATTTCAATTTCACGGCTTTTGTTGGTGTGCCTTCCTCATTAAACCAGTTACGGATCACATGTAATACTGATGCGATACGGATCACTTGCTTATCCATTTTACCCAAAGCACCGCGCAACATTGTGTGAGAATATTTTCCGCCGTCTGCTAAATCTGGCTCTAATTCTTGTCGTGCTATATTCAACACTCGCATTGCGCCTCTTGACGGTTTCAATACAACGCTTTCTTCTGTAGCCCCCATTAAGCAAGGATTGATGTAAATGAATTTTCCAACGTTGCAAACATAATGACGATCTTCAAGCATTGGAATTAATTTTTCCTCAATCCGTTTCATCACTCCAGCCTGACCAACAAACGGCCTAACCTTTCTCGCACTTTCATAAATTGCTCGTGAGTTTGTGATCCCTTTATTCTGTTTTGCCAGCTTAATGATAATTTCGATAAGCTTTGACATTTCCGCCTCATCGCCAGCATATCCAGATGCGTTTGCGGCGTTAATATATGTCTTGCTAAGTTCTCCGAAAATAACTAGTGCTTCCTGGACACCGGAAACACGATATCGCACAGCTTTTCGCTTTTCCTCTAACTCATCGCGAGATTCAAGAAGCGCGGTTAACTCAGTGCCTGAACGCTCGCCTTTCAATTCCTTCTTTACGCCTTCAAGTTGAGCTCGTTTCATCCCGGCGATTACGCTCATGCATCCAAGCGCAACAAAACTCATATTGTTTTCAGAGTTTGCGCGAGCGATAGAAACGTGACCGCTATCCCGTGCTTTTAGCACTAATTCGCTGTTGTTCTTGCGATCGCTGTTTGCATACGTCATTGAAGTTGAGCGCATCAACGAGCAACGCAAGAAAGAGCGCAAAAAGGTAGTGGGATCATGGATGCTGGTGCACGTGGTATAGGTGTTAGTGAACGTTTTTACTGGTGCGTGAGCAAACATTCTGGGAAAGCGTAAGTTTGTTAATGATGATGGTGATCTTGAATATACGCCAGTTGATAAGACATTAAAGGCGCAATATTTCCAGTTGGTTCATAACATAATGTTTCTTCTGGATCTGTATCGGTTTTGTGAATCACGCGAATATGATGATGGTGATCTTGAATATACGCCAGTTGATAAGACATTAAAGGCGCAATATTTCCAGTTGGTTCATAACATAATGTTTCTTCTGGATCTGTATCGGTTTTGTGAATCACGCGAATCATTCAACCGCCGGAGTTAGCAAAATATGGCCTTCAAGACTGTATAGCTCGAAATTAAATGGCCTACGCATTGCGCCGCGACTCCAGTATTTTCCTTTTACGCCGTCGATATATTTAGCGCTCATCATGCGAGCCAAAAACTCTTTACTAACACTTGATGCAAAATAGCGGGTGAAACCCCGCATTACTTGCAAGGCGAACACATTCGTATTCGTTTTGTCGCCTTCAAGACTGTATAGCTCGAAATTAAATGGCCTACGCATTGCGCCGCGACTCCAGTATTTTCCTTTTACGCCGTCGATATATTTAGCGCTCATCATGCGAGCCAAAAACTCTTTACTAACACTTGATGCAAAATAGCGGGTGAAACCCCGCATTACTTGCAAGGCGAACACATTCACGATGTTTAAAAATTTTTAAACATCAAGAAATGATGTGCATAGGGAAATGTCAGACAATGAATTATTCGAAAAGCCAGTATTTGATCGATCTTATTTTGAAAGAAAGTTCAGCAACAGGAATTTCGCATGATGAATTTATGTACGCGCTTTTGATTCTGCTTTACAGTGACATGAGGGCATTTGGTGATGATGAACACCAATTAACAGATCGTGAAACTGGAGAGTTATTAATCCACGTAAGAAAATTCTAATAACAAAAGCCCCGATTAAGGGGCTTTGTTGTTTCTGCGTGATGCGTATATCGCGGTAATTCCAGATCCGGCAATAATGCCAGCGATAAAAAGCTAGCGCCATCTGCCATAAGTCTGATTCATTATTCCGAATCTCGATCCTGTCTGCCGTAATGTTATCGGCCTTAATGCTGGATGTGCTAACATGCTTCTTATTTGAAGTGTCAACCTTACCCACTGCCGATTCTTTGAATGTGGTTTCCTGCTTGCTTGACGTATCCTGTTTTGCAGTAACGCCAACAGTTTGTTTCACATTCTCAGCACCTACTTGCGCCGTCATTTCTGGCTTGCTACCAATCAGGCCAGTAAGTGCGCTTGACGGTGAACACGCCACAATAAAACACGCAAATATAACAACAGCAAACGGATACAGAAATTTTAACCATTTCATTTAAGATCCCTCACGCATACTTGAAACTCATGGTTTTGCGATTCCATAGCCCTTGCTGAATTTCTTTTCTTCGTTTTCGGATCGGTGTAATAAACCCAATCATAAAGATGTTCGCAAGATTTATACAGGTTGCCTTTGTTGGCTTCCTTGAGAATGGTAGACACGGAAAATGCGCCGCTGCCAGTGTGGTATGTGTGGCTATATAAAGCCGCTCGCATTGAGTCAGGAATTTCAACCTTAACAAGACGGTCAACAGTATCACGCGCCCACTTGCTATGTTTTTCGTTTAGGATCTTGCATTCCCTTTCCGTGTATAACTTGCACGGTATAACATCAGCACCAGTTACGCCACTGCATACAGTCCAAATCCCGGCGATATCCTTATAGGGCTTATATTCAACACCCTCAAGCTTTTCTATTAATCCAACGGACATTGCAATAGCAACAGCAAAGCCGATTATTTTGTTCCGCATGTTTTGCCCCTAATTTAAGTCGAATATTAAGCGCCTCTTTTAGATCTCCATCTTTAAGCGCCTCTTGAATTGCCTTACTATCACGCCATTTCAAATAAAGACCAACAACGCCAAAAATAGTCATAATGACAAGTCCGATAACTGAAACAAGCAACTCGCCGGAAAATGCAGATCCAAAAGTAACACCGCCAGCCGTCGCCATACCTCCAGTAGAAAATTCCCGTAAAAACATAATCAGATCCTCAAAGTTAATAATTTGTCAAGACCTGATTATAATAAACGCAGAACAAAAAAGGCTAGCATTTAAGCCAGCCTTTTATTCTATTGTTTATATGAAGCATATCACCACCAACGGCCGCAACTGGCAACAAGAAAGTAACAGTGAATAACATTTTCATTTATAATACTTCTTCTGCTCTTTAGTCTTTTCAAGTATGGCTTTGTAGTCGATTTTTGTAGGAATAGCCGGAACCTAACAACCTTTCGCGGCTTTTCCTCTACATATGCCATTTCATCGCCAACAATAACGCAAACATCTTTAATATCGAAATACTTAGCTATCTTGGCGATCCCTTCATCAAGACCGCCTTTTTCGCTAATTCCCAAGTTTCCTTTTTACCCTTCGTGATCTTCATTGTAGTAATAATTCCATCTGTTTTATCTTCTGGATTCATTTTGTGGTGACCGTATGCAATAGCCGGGAATACCATTGCGCTATGCCAATCGAATTGCATTCCGTTTTCACTTCCATTTTAACGGCGATTTCTGCGATATCCTGAGCCAGTTTAAATGCCTTTTGCTGTAAATTTTCATTTTCGTGTCTCCAGTTCGTTTCGTTGGATACATAATAACAAAGCCCCTTGCGGGGCTTTTAACAAAAGTGCTATTTGAAGAAATCAGCGCCTTCTTTCGCTCTGTATTCCTCCAAATCCTCATTAATGGCAGATTTCCAATCGCTAATCGGTAGCGTGAGAATTTCATCAAAGCTCATATCTAGCGATGTAGCGAACTCGTATTTGTCACCAACAAAACCTTCTCGCGTTAGAGTCTCGCATACCATGCCGATAAACAAAGGCCACAACTGATCATCTGAAATAACGTTCATTATAAACTCCGCGCTTTTACTCTACGATCCATAACAGAAGGGCATATTTCACTGATTGGTACATAGTGAGTTTGTTGTTTCTCACCCTCTTTAAGTTTGCGCATGATAAATATCACGCTGCCTTTATTATTTCCTTGTACTGATTCACCAGTCAGCCCAGAAATAAACGCCAATCTCCCTGTTCTAGAATATTCGCGACCATCGTCTACCCATGTTTCGCCAGTGATCCAGATAACTTCAGCTGCGTGTTTAACTGCATCACTAAACCATGCTGTAGAATTGTCTGCTGGAAGCAAAATGTCAATCTGGTTTCCGTGTTCCATTTGCTCAATTGCTTTTTGACAAACGGATCTGGATTTGAATATGGAGGATTTAACAGCAGTTTGTTTCCTTACTGTAGAACTTATCACATTTTTATTACCTTCCGTGGCTGCTGCATCAAGATCATACTCTCCGTAGCGCTCGCTTAGATACTCAACAATTTCGTCTGGAGTTTCCCACTTTAAAAATGTATTTTCTCTTACTGGTTGATAATGACCGCCTGAGCGCAAAGCAATGCTTGAATAAGATCCGTGTTGCAATTCGTGAATATCCATTTCATCAACTTTTTCAACGCCGTCAATCGTGCTGTTGTCTAAAATATCTTTTGCAGCAGTTTGTTTCCTTACTGTAGAACTTATCACATTTTTATTACCTTCCGTGGCTGCTGCATCAAGATCATACTCTCCGTAGCGCTCGCTTAGATACTCAACAATTTCGTCTGGAGTTTCCCACATACGTGTTTATTGCTACCCCACCAACGCTTTTAATTTCTCCTTGTTGTTTCGTTGCATTAAGTATGCCCCATTGCTGGGGCTTTGTTTTAGCAAAAGTGCTATTTTAGTGCCTCTTGTATTGCCGCTTGAACACGGTCAGCACCATAGCATAGCGCGGCAAAGCCTCCATTTTCCGTTACGCGAGAGAAATTTTTCTGATCCTCTGACACTTTAGAGTGACTTCTTAGCACGTTTTAGCTCAATGGCAATGAAGCCATATTTGCATTGTGTACGGTCAGGAATAATCAGGATATCCGGCACACCCTTTAACAATCCCTTCATCTGATCCTTGTTAGCCTGTCCGGGGCTTTTCTTGCCTTCGTTGTTAACATGAAACGTGATCCATGTGGGGAACTGGTAGCGCAACCACGCTATAGCGTCTATCTGGTGTGCATCTTCCGATCTGGTGTCTGTGCTGTCTTTGTCGTAAAACTCTTTATAGTTGTTAACATGAAACGTGATCCATGTGGGGAACTGGTAGCGCAACCACGCTATAGCGTCTATCTGGTGTGCATCTTCCGATCTGGTGTCTGTGCTGTCTTTGTCGTAAAACTCTTTATACATCATATCAATATTCCTTATTTCCGATCATATCTTCGCCCTTCGTATTCTTGCGCCATGAAACGCGCTTAGGCGCTAAGAAGTGGTGAGCATTCATCATTACCTTGCGTGCATCTTTATATGATGCCGTAGCACCTGCAATCCGCTTATCTAAGATATGCTTAAAGCATGTTGATTTCCATGCGTTTCTAATCCATTTAGAATCACTTTGCACCCAAAATTTTTCGTATGCAACAAACGACTCGCCGTTAATTCCTCGTAAGTCATACCGGAACAGAATTCCGTTTCCGTTGCTCGTCAACTCAACCTTAAATTCAACAACATCATAATATTCGTCGTGTCTGTATGCTGTTTTCTGGGATCTATTATATCCTCGCATTCTGGTAAACCCAAAAGTGTTCGCAACGTTTACCATTTTCATCCTCATGAATACATCGCCGCGCATAACCTGAGTTTTCAGTTTTGCAAATCGGGCAATATAACGGATCTTTTTACCGTTCTTGCGTAGCTGATATTGCGCCTGTTCAAGAATGGGATTGAAATATAACTCACCCATTTCGAACATTGTTCCAGAAAAATCAAGAACAAGATGATCCGTTTTTGTCATTCCAAGCTCATTCTTATGATAGCTCTTTAATTGCCGCATTCCACGACCTAAAAGCTGAACCAATAAAGTCAACGATCCGATTTTACGCAGAATTACAGACGTGTCCCACGGCGGAATATTAACGCCAGTGGTTAGAGCCTTAACACGGAAAATGTATTTAACTTTACCTTCGTATGCGTCGTTTAGCCATTCGCGGCGCTGCTTCTCTCCGGTCTTACCAGTAATGATGTGGTAAGGCGTTCCGTGTGGCAAAGCGGCGGCGGCTTCCTTGCAGTGACGAGCATCGGCGCAAGTTACCAGTGCGCAAAGCACGGTTTTCATCACTTCGTGAACCATGTTCATGATCTGCTGCGTCATGGTTCCAGATTCGTGGATCTTCTTACTCATCGCTTTTAGTTGCGCCTCTGAGTAATCTGCAACACCTAATTCATGCTCGCTATGGAACTCTGACAGGTCATACCCAAGATCGCCAACATCGCCAAACACTGTAGGCCTGTTCGCGCCAAAACCGTGAATTCGCATGTCTTCGATAAGAATTGGCTCAACGCCGCGATATTCCGATCCTGTCATTCCGAAAATTCGCAACTCTCGACCGTTGGTTTCAAGGCAACGCTTGCGCATGGTTTCAATGATAACGGTGTATTGTGTACGTCCTGTACCCTTTAGCGGCAAGCCATCATTACCAATCAGGAATTCACTTTTCCCTTTCGGGTTTGTTATGTCGTAATCAGGATTTGGAACAAGATCACCTTTCGGCGTTTTCATCTGCTCTAAAGTTTCGTTATTCTCGCGAGCCTCTACAATATCATTCCAGTTAACCTGATGGCACTCATCAATCCCCAAAACGTCTGGACGCCTTTTCAAGCCCATTGATAACAGTCCTTCCGATCCGACAACGATCGGGAAGTGAGCGCCGCGCAATCCAAGCCCAGCACAATAAACTGAATTAGGAACACCGAACGCGCTAATCTCCTTTGAGTCCTGATCCACAATCTCAGATTGACGGGCAAGCGTCAGCATTTTCAACCCCATCTTTCGACACTGAGCCGCAACCATAGCAAAGATTATTGTCTTACCTGCTGATACCGCCGCCTTTACGAAAAACGGATGTTCATATCTTGCTAGCCGTTTTGCGATCTCCGTGTATGCAACGCACTGATACGGATAAGGCACAATCTCACCGACAGTGAAACGTTTCTGTATTGCTGCAATCTTTTCATCACCCAATGAGGCTAACTGTTTTTCAATGTTCGGGATCATTGTCATTCCTTTACTAAAAGCCAATTCGTCATTCGGATCTTTTAATCGCTCTCCGCAATGACGGCAATCTCGCGCTGATGGGTCGTTTTAGTGCCACAACCTTTTTGATAATCTTTTTGGTTTTGATACATATGATACACAAGCAAGATGATTTGTTTTAGATCGCTCTCCGCAATGACGGCAATCTCGCGCTGATGGGTCGTTTTAGTGCCACAACCTTTTTGATAATCTTTTTGGTTTTGATACATATGATACACAAGCAAGATGATTTGTTTTAGCAAAAAGTGCGGAGACTAAAAATGAACAACAAAAGAGTTGCAGCCTCAACAGGTGAAATTGATAAAAGATGCATTAACGGCAACAACGGAACAAGGCGCGGAAAGGACAAGAAACAGCGAAAAATACCACCAAAATGGAGACTAAAACCGGAAGTTAGAGCGGGGTTAAAGGCTCGCTTTGACATTGTTATTGACCATTTCGGCGGCTTCTCTGAAATGGCAAAGGCTTTAAAGGTTGATGTTTGCAGGTTAACAAACGCTTACAGGTTGCGCGGCATGATTCCGCCAGAAGTGGCGAGGCGAGTTCATTATCATCACAAAAGAATGGATTTACTGGATACACTGCAACATTTTGCCGTCCAGATCTTGAGTTTGACAATAACGGAAAGCCCCTTACTCTAACCTGCAAAAGCGTCACATGATGGACTACAAGCGCACTAAAAGCTAAAAAATAAGACACAACGCGCTATCATTCCAGAAAGTTTGACTGTGGAGTTATAGAAATGTTACAGTCACCGGAAATACGGGTAAGACGATCTATTTGTGCACTGACTGGATTGACGCACAACATATTCACGGCGACGGGACAAGAGGTATGGAATTGCTTTACACCGTCTAACCTTGAAATAGTTGCGCATCGCTACAAAGGAGATCGCAAAATGCGCGTTGTATGCCGCGCTGATGATAAGGAAACTTTAATTGCAGCAGATGAGCGACAACTTGACGTTATGATCCCGATTGACGGAAATTTCAAAAAGGTGCGCATACGTGGTGAAAATTACAGTGAAGCGATTGACACGCTAGGAGAGTGGTTAAACACGGTTCCGGTTGAGATCGTGAACAAAGCGAATAAGGTTGCTAGTCGTGATTCAGGTTACAACTTCGGCGCTCAAGCTTCACATGAATCATGCGAGTACGTAATGAGTAAAACAGAAACCATGACAGCGACGTTTCTAAGCGTCTTTGAGGCGTTCTATCCTTTAGACGGTGAATCATATCAAGTTGGCGTGAAAAGCCGACCGGTGCGCATGATGAGCATATACACGCAATTCCGTGTCACCTTGTACACTCCGACGAACTGGATGAGGAAATGTGCAACATTCTTTTCGTTAATGAGGAAGGTAAAAGTAGTTTCTCATTACCAGAAAGAAGAAGTGATCCCGCGTATGCGTGGAATGTGGGCTACTGCATTAATGAAGCTTTGCAACATTCCGCAACTGACATTCAACGGTAAACACCAACCATGCCCATATTGCGGCGGTAAAGATCGATTTCGTTGGACGGACAAAATTAACGAGAAAGGCGACGGCGGGAACATATGCAACCAGTGCGGCAATGATTCAGGATCGGATTATTCATGCGCATACGTGGTGAAAATTACAGTGAAGCGATTGACACGCTAGAAAAGAGACTTTACAAGGCCGAAAGCTTATTGTAATATCATTAATGCTAATGACTTGCTTTTGTGATGTTGTCTTTAATTTGCTTCATTGACTTTCGTTGTCGTTCAACAACCCCGCTTCGGCGGGGTTTTTATTACCGCAAATAATGCAATGAGGCATAATTGAAAAATGATTTCTTAACAATAAATGAAACCACCGTTAGTTACAGCACCAACTGGCGGTGTGTTCTCGTCGCCGTTAATGCTTTATATCGTACTGGTACGGCGTCAATGAGTAGCAAACGGAAATTATGTGATCCTGTTGAATGACTCGATCAAGCAAGTAATAAAAGCCCCGCATTGCGGGCTTTCTTTATCAGAATGGAATATCGTCGTCGAAATCCATTGGTGGCTCATTTCACGGTGCTGGAGGATTATGGCGAGGTGGTTGTTGCTGTGGTTGCTGATGCGTCTGCTGCGGTTGAGATTCTCCGCGCTGGCTGAAGGAAAGATTAGGCCATCCGGCACTTGTCAGGGTGTTATAAATCTGCCCGTTATATTCGCTTTGATCAATTCGCAACTGATCGCACGACACGGAAATGATTTTTCCTTTCTTGAATGCGTCTGCATACCATGAATTTTCCTTCGCTCTTGGCGTTGAAAAGAATTTGTAGTTAGTGTATTGGCGGTTGCCTTCTCGATCCTTATACGATTCTGAAAGCTCAACGATATAAAGCGTCCCGTTCTGTCCTTGTTTGATGTAAGGCTCTTTGCGAATTTCACCAGTGATAATGTGCATTTAATTCCCTCGTTAATGGGGCGTTTCCGCCCCGTTAAATTATTCAAAAGATTCTATGGATTGAGATTTTACTTCCGGCTTATGTGTATTTGCAACCCCTTCCGATTTAGCCGGTTTTCAGTAGGTTTTGCTGGAGTGAATCCTGTGACCGTTGCGGCAGTCATTTTAGCTTCGAGCACACTGTCAAGCGTTGCGTAGCTGTTTTAAGGTGCGTATTCTTGCCGTTTTTCTTAACCTTTGTGAAAAGCTTGCGAGCCTCGAAAAGTGTCTTAATAACGTTTTGGTTGCTTTCTGAAAGTCTGTGGGAAGCGTGAAACTGTATTCAACCCATTCATTAGATTCAACGTGAATAAATCGCGTTAATACCGTCATTGATTTCAGATCGTCGCTCATAAACTGATCTTGTGTAAGGAAAAGATCAAGATCTGTTAATGCTGGATGCTGGCATGATTGCATCGAGCACACTGTCAAGCGTTGCGTAGCTGTTTTAAGGTGCCATTTCGTTCTCCTTTGATTGGTTGACTGCAATTATTTAAACGTTTAGCAATTCGTGCTATTACAGGAAACCTTTGAACTGGTTAAGAACCCACGGCGGAGTATCTAGCTCTACTTCCGGTGCGTTGTTCGCATAGCCGTGCCATTTGTCGACAAGCTGACACTCCGCAAACTGGTTGATCACTGTCATGTACTGCAAGCGCCCGATCTTTAATTGTTCTGGCGTACAGGCGAACGATAACAGGTCGTGTCTCACCGGGTAAGCCTTCATGAACAAGTCATGCTGTAGCGCCATTTTCAAGTAATAACCATGATCAAAAGCTGAACGCGAAAACTCTTTCGGGTTAGCACTTGCCGTTGTTTTGTAGTCAGTGATAACAACCGCTTCGGGATACGTCACCGATTCATAAATCGGGAACCCATCAGGATCGACGCCTGTCTTGACGTTCATCGTAACGTCCTGAACTACATCAACGTGATCCAATCTAACCTTAACCTTGACGCCGCCGATAGTGCCGAAAATTGAAAGCTCGCGTTGCGCTGTTGGGCTATTCATACATGCGTTGTGTTCCGGTATTCCTTCCAGCACTCGACGCATCATAACGCAAGCATCGTAATCTTTAGCTGGAACAAGTTTCACGCCATCGGCTCGCGCCCGGCATTCTTCGATCATTTCAATCAGCCAAAGAACGTTTAAATCTTCTCCACAATCAACAATCTTCTCCACAATCAACCATACCATCATTTTGATTAGGTCTGGATACGTTTTCCCGCTTGTACCAGTCAGGCCAAAAGATTTCCTCGTCTGGATCTGTTGCGCGTCTGTACTCCGCCTCAAACAACTCTTTAGCTTGAAAGTTGGTATGTGACTGCGTACCGAATACAAGCGCTTTTGTTTCCTCGCGTGGCTTAAACTTCCACTTTGCGGGCATGAGAAATAAATCTCCGCAAGGCTTGATCCGCTTACGTACTCCGCCGCCCAGCTTTTCGGATCGTGATACTCATCGTTAGTTAGCTGATCGTGTGTGAATACCTTAAATTCGCTCATGTTGCTCTCCTTTGTTGTCGTTACGCACATGCGGAATGCGATCGGCAAGTAAGGCTCTTTCTTCTCTTGCGTCTAGCGACTCAATGATGGTTGTCAATAAATTTGTGTTATTTTTGTTTTCATAACAAGCAAAATGGAAAAACAACAAATCTCTGTGTAAGTGTTTGATTTATTCCGTGTTCTTTTTCTGTTCACTGGTTCACTCCGATACGCCTACACCCATATATACGCATATATGAAAATAGACCATTACATATAGAAAAATCACAAGGGGTATGCATATACCAGTGGAACAAGAGAAACATAAAGAAAACAATATATAGGTATATATAATTAATTAAACTCTAAATGATTGTATTATATAGAAATATTAGTTACTCACCGTTATTATTATATAGGATTTTTAGCGTTCTTTTTGTTTTCATGACAACGTAAAAGTGCGGAAGGTCTAGTTGTGAACATCGTGGAACAAAAGACAACAAGCGGTGAGATTTCGCAGATAGCACGAATTGCTAAACGCGCGTTACTGATTGGTGTATAGTTCACGATAACAACACAAATTGAGGATTGAGCAATGAAAAACTTACTTGTATTAATCGCTGCGCTGTCACTAATCGGCTGCTCAACAGTTAGAGAAGATGGCGTGTGCGCAACTTATGCTTATGGCGCATGTATGTTAAAATGGCAAAATGGTAAAAGGTCGCATCCGGTGAAATCGACATGCGATATATCGGACTTAGTAGGGATGACATTCAGGGTAATTTTAGCGGTAAGGTTTCCGTATCGGTTAAGGAGTGGTAATAATGCCTCAAGGTATATACATTAACTACAATGACGGGCGTCCGCCAATGACAATTACGGCTGGATTGAGGGCGCCATCATATTGCACTTCTTTTAATCAAAGAGGTTTCCCCTTACCGTAACGGTTAAACTCCGCAATTCCGTTCTTGTTAATCATCCAGCCAGCCGATCCAGAACTCCAGTTTGTAGAGTTGATTTGCTGCGCAATCTTAGCCGTGGTAATCGTTCCATCTTTCACCAAAAGGCTGTTAATAAAAATGAAAATGCCCCGCTGTTTGCGTAAAGGTTTCCCCTTACCGTAACGGTTAAACTCCGCAATTCCGTTCTTGTTAATCATCCAGCCAGCCGATCCAGAACTCCAGTTTGTAGAGTTGATTTGCTGCGCAATCTTAGCCGTGGTAATCGTTCCATCTTTCACCAAAAGGCTGTTAATAAAGGTCGTACAGAATGAAAGCGGGGTTATTACTCCACGCTTTCTTCCATACTCCATTCCACGTGCCGGAGTATGTGCGTGAAATGGATCGTAATTAACCGGAACGTTAATCAACTTCCATTTCTTTTTGATTGAAATGTTAGGGATCTGGTTCGGGAATAATTTGCTGTCAAATTCAACATATACAAGTCCAGTAAGAGGATAACGGAATTTAGCATCAATAACCTCTGCATAGCTTTGCAACTGAATAGCATCAACAACGTTCCCGCTCTGGCTATCTGGAGTTACACGGCGAATGCGCAATAATACTTGAGTATTGAACGCTGGCAAATCAATGCGACGGCTTCTGTCGTAACCGCTTGTTGTTTTGCCGTCGATAACATCAACCATATATTCACTATACGCTCCACCGTCAACAGCCATGTCTACCGCATATTCTACGCGAACGCCAACCTGATCGCCGTCACTTTCTGCTTTAACGCCTCGCGCATAAACACGGTTATTCTCAACCACAAACGGAAGCGTAAACGCGCCAGCCTGTGCATTGCTGATGATTGCAAACCGATCAGCGGAGAAAAGCATTTGCGACTTCACACCAGTACCATCGCCAACAAGTGACAACGCCATACCAGCGCTATATTCCTGACCGTTATATTTCAGGCCAAGATTAACTCCGTAATCCGAGTCTAACTTCTGGTTAATTGCAGCCTCATTGTCACCAATGCGTGTAGATAACGCAGTATCAGCAGTAACACGCGCATCAGTTTCAGTTACTATTGCCTCCTTAACTTCTGTTATTTGCCCCTGAATATCGTCTCCTATCTCGGCTCTAAGTTCGTCAATTGAACGGCTTAACGCTTCGTCACCAGTTGCAATAACCTCTCTCAATTCGCTGTTTTGGGCGGTAATTTTTCCGTCAAAATCAGCTTCCAGTTGTGACACCTGAGTTACACGCGCTTCGGTTTCATTTGCGATAAGTCGCAATGACTCCTTGATCTGCGCCGTGAACTTTCCGTTTTTGGAATTGATACCCTCTGAATTCTCAATATCAACCTTAATATGATCCGTGATGATACTTGTATCAACGGACGACATGCCGCGCACAAAATCAGTCCATTGTGACACGTTTCCGATTCGGTCAATGGCTCGCGCCTTGTACCAGATCACTTGTCCTGCTGGCAAAATGCTGTGCCAGTATTCATATTGCGGATACGGTACAAGCGTCAACAGTGTTGCTTGATCTTCAATCGGGTGTCCTTCCGCGCTGTTTGGTGCCCGGTGCAACTCAATGTATGCAGTGTCACCGCTTCCCTCCGGCATACCCCATTTAACACGAATACCAAACACCTCGTTATCACTGGCTGTCATGTTAATAGGTGCGCCGGGCTCGCCAACCTTGCCTTTCAGGTGAACACTAACGATCTTAGACCATCCAGACGATGAGCCGTTGGATGAAACAGAACGAACGCGAACGTGATAGTTACCTGCGTAAATACCTTCAACCTCAATTTCTTTGCTTGCGGTCTGCGGCGTGTTGTTCCAGTTTCCGTTATCCTTGCGCCACTGCATTTCGTACAGCGTTGCATATTCAACCTTGTCCCGGGTAACGCGCATCGTTTCAACACTCATGCCCTGAACAATTCGGCTGTAGCTGGAAACCTTAACGTTTTCCGGCGCTGGCAGAATATCCGGCTGCACGATTGAAGTCGGTCGATCATCAATGTTCACGCCGTAATCAATTTCGTCGTACTTGTTCGGATCGTATTCGACTGCCGTGATGCTATAAGTAAATTCTTCCTCACCATCACCGCGCTTGATTTCGGTAACAACATACTGCTGCTGCGCTAAATCGGTGCGCTCAATGGCAAAGATTGAATCTGGCTGCACGTCAAAACCGAAAGTAGTGTTGAGTGTGATTGTCTTTCCGTCCGGCGTTACGCTGGCAATCGTTCGTCCTACTGGTGCGCCGTCTGGCTTATTTACGATAATGCGATCACCTGCTCTCGCATCCACTTTAAACGGTAAGAAAACCTGTAACCCGCTTACCTCCATTACGCGCCCTGAAAGATTCATTGTTAACGCACTGCTCCAGAAGTTATCCGCAACAATAATCACGTCACCGATTGTCGGGATCATACCCTCAAGGCCAGTAGCAAAGTTTACCGTAGTGCTGCGAACGTTGGTTTTCAGTATCCAGCGCCCACGTCTATTTGCTTCACTGCGTCGTGTGCAACCGATAGCGGTGATTGCTGTCGGATTATGACCAAAGCGCAACGTCATTTCTGGATCAAAAACACCTTCCACATCCTGAGCGTAAAAGTTTTGAGCGTCGTCGAACGTCACATTGCATTGTGTGTACATGCTCTTTTCGCTTGCGAAAGTGTAAGTGAACTCACCGCCGATCACGTTTTCATTAGTGAAAATGTAAGACGGATTGCGAGGCTTATCGATCACAATTGAAAGGCTCTCACCGTTCCAAAAGCTCATGCCACGGAAGATTGAGCAAATATCACGAATAAGCTGATATGCTTCAATCTGAGACTGGATCACAACGTCGCAAAGATAACGCGGCTCTGTTCCGCCCTTACCGTTAGGAACGGTCGTACAGAATGAAAGCGGGGTTATTACTCCACGCTTTCTTCCATACTCCATTCCACGTGCCGGAGTATGTGCGTGAAATGGATCGTAATTAACCGGAACGTTAATCAACTTCCATTTCTTTTTGATTGAAATGTTAGGGATCTGGTTCGGGAATAATTTGCTGTCAAATTCAACATATACAAGTCCAGTAAGAGGATAACGGAATTTAGCATCAATAACCTCTGCATAGCTTTGCAACTGAATAGCATCAACAACGTTCCCGCTCTGGCTATCTGGAGTTACACGGCGAATGCGCAATAATACTTGAGTATTGAACGCTGGCAAATCAATGCGACGGCTTCTGTCGTAACCGCTTGTTGTTTTGCCGTCGATAACATCAACCATATATTCACTATACGCTCCACCGTCAACAGCCATGTCTACCGCATATTCTACGCGAACGCCAACCTGATCGCCGTCACTTTCTGCTTTAACGCCTCGCGCCATATGTAATTTCGCTTGCGGTATCGGTGAATCCTTTAATGTGATCTTGATATTGTGTTCCCGGCCTAAATTCAGCCTTAACTCGGGATAGTTTAATATCCCATTTGAACTTTGAACTGGAACATCATCAAGATATAAATTCATTAACGAAAAGCTAGGATCTACTTCACCGTCAGAAACAGCTAATAAAATCTTAATCTTATCAATAGAGATCAGATTATCTTCCATTTCATACGGCGCTTTAGGCTTGCTTGATCCGCCTTTTGCACCAACTGGAACAGGTAATTGTTTATTCATGTGTTTACCTCCTTTAATTCGTGTGGATAGTATAACCGCAAAAAAGCCCCGCACAGATACGGGGCATGATTTTATATTTTATCCTCTGCGTAACTTCCCGCACTGAATATAGCGCCGCCAACAGTTCTTTCACCATATGGCAAAGGAACAGGATAACCTGCTGCCGTTGTATTAACAGCACCTCCGAAAGCGTATGATGGTTTATTTGCTGCCGATGTTGATTGCATCTTTGCGCCTCCTGCCTGTGGGCTAATCATCTGCATAACACCACCCAACACCATAGCGCCACCCATCATAAACGCTGATGAACTAAGTGCGCCCATTGCTGCAAGTGATGCTCCTCCAGTATAGAAAGCCGCAACCTGCACCCAAAACGATCTGAAATAACCCTCCAGACTTTGAGCCAGTTGGAATGGGGATAATTCTGATCTCTTTAGCTGCCTTCCATGAGTTATCGTCGTGAATAGAAATGTTTTACCGTCGCAAAAGATTGCATATTTCATTCTAGATCCAACTTCACTTTGAAAGAATGATTTAAATCCTTCAATCTGGCTTGACATTGCTCTAATGCATTCAGGCCATGACTCAACAGCCATTTCGTGAAAGACGCCAAATCGACGCCCAAGAGATCCAGAAAGTTTTATTCTAACGAGATTTTGCATTATCTTTAATTCCTCCGGTAAATCTTTATGACGAACAACGCGAACAATATGATCCTGATACCAACCTGAGAAAATATCTTTTCGTGATAGTTTTCCGCTCATGTGGTGCAATAATTGGTTATCACCTAAATAAATTCCAGCGTGATTTGTTACAACCGATTGAAGTCTAAACATGCACATATCGCCGTAAATTGGATCGCGATTAACCTCAATGAAACCTTCACGCTGCCAATTATCATCATAAATATTTTCTTTACCATCCTTCCACCATTCGTAAGGAACGGAATAATTATTTAATTCAATTCCGTGTTCTTTGTGAAAAGCAAGACCAGCAATCTTGATACCCAAGTGACCGGGGCGACCAATCAGAGGCAAGCGCTCCGGCTGGACAATCCTTAAATCACCTTCCGGCGGAAGTGATAACATTTCAAAGTGATTTTGCGGCATGATATTGGTTTCTCCTTACCGGGCTTGCAACCGCCGCGCCGCCAAAATCAAGCGGGTTACTCTCACCAAAACGCAACTTGCAAGCTGTAACGGTTCCAGCGCATCTATCAAGTGACGGATCGGATACTGGCTTATTGTCCTTGTCAAACATTCTGTTACCATTATACCCGCAACCCTTCCCGCTTCTGTACCAATTCCTTTGCGCCCAATAACAAACACTTTGAGTGATACGCGCCGGAATCATAATTCCATCCATTTCCAGAAATACCGAATGGACGCGCACCATAAGCATTTCCACGAAAAATAATTTCCTTCGGAGGCAATACTCCGGTTTTTGCGCTTCAAGTAATTCCTCCGGTGTGTATCTGACATTCTCGGAATGCATACGGTAAATTTGACCGCCAAACTTTGTAGCGTCAACTTCAATTAGCGTGATAATGCTGCCGGGATAAAGACGCTGTAAACAGTTTTCGAATTTAACGTTTCTTTTCTCTGCATCATAAGGGCTTGTAAGCTCAAACTCCGCGATTGATTTATTAACCATGCTCGGACGTTCGACATAATAAACAAGCTTACGATAAGCGCCGTCCTCAACGTTTCCTGCCTCATCCATTAATTCTGCCGCCGTAATCCAGATCGTTACCTTTGCTTGCATCATCCCGTTATAAGATCGGATCATTGCGCTGATTCGGCTGTCGGGTTAGAAAGCGTAAGTTTTGGTTTTCAGCTTTACCGTTGCCAGTGAATCTTTATTTTACCTCGAAATGGGCGGAACACCTGCCGATGTGAATTGCTCGCGAAATGTAGCTTTGATTTCCTGAGCGGTTGCGCTGACTGGTGTCATTGTAATGGAATTTTGCTTCACAATAAACAAGCCTAAATCGCCTGATGGTGCTCTCCAGATAAAAGGATTAGCAACATGTTCGATCAGGAATGAATAAACATCACGGTAATCATTTCCAGCGTACACGATCGCAAATTCACGTCTTGTCGTATTGAATCCAGAAATTGCCACCTGCTCATATCCAGATCCGAACGAAACCGTTCTAATGTCATTCTCCGTAACCATTCCGCCGCCGCTTGATTGCAAATGCGTACACCACTTGAAAGTATCAATCATAAAACCTCCAATAAAAAGCCCCATTGCTGGGGCTTATATTACTGTTCGTGCGCTCTAATACAAATTCGTAACCGCGCCCACCCTGAGAAAAACATTTGTTAAGTTCTTCGCTAACAATGGCTTTAACGCCGTTGGTTAGACCTTTTGGATCTGAACCGTTGTTAACGTTGACGTCAATGTTTCCGATGTTAAATGATGGTGCGCTACCGCTAATCACCATACCACCGCCAGACTGAGAACCGCCGCCAACATAACCGCCGTTTGCATAGCCGCGCATCATTCGATACAGGTTATCAACTCCTATCCGTTTTGTCGCCTCCTTAGTCATGACAAACTCGCCTTTGTGGACTACTCCAGCAGGTTCGTATTTTGCACCGTCTCCAGTGTAACCACCTCCGGCAAATCCCATACTGAAACCGCCAGCGAAACCACCACCGGAACCCGCGCCCATCCAACCCATAGCCGCTTGCAATGCGTAAGCAATTGACAGCTTAGTTATGATCTGCAAAATCATTTTAATGATTGAGTTTGCAAAGTCCTTAAAGCTCGCTTTTCCAGTGCTCAACAGATCAACAAACTGGTTACTGATTCCGTCAAGTGCTGCCGTCATAACTTCGCCGAATTGAGAACCCATTTCCGTAGCAGACTCAAGCCAGTTAGCCATTGCATTCTTCATGCCAACAACAGAATCACTAGCTAGTTCGTCCTGCATAGCGTAAACCTGATTCAGTTTGTTGATTTTCTTGCAACCGCGCATCTGACATTTGACCGCCCGGGCTAACCAATCAGAGACTAATTTCTGTCGTGCAAGCTCTCTCTGAACTTCGCGATCGCTCATTCCTTTCTTCTGCACATCCAGCGCTTTTAACTCCGCTTCTTGCTCCTGAATGAATTTAGTCGCTTTGTCCTGTATCCCCAAGATCGGCTTTCTGTTTGGCAAGCTCATGCGTTTTTCATAGTTGGCGACAAGGGATTTTTCTTCCTCTGTCAACTGGCGACGTTTTGACGCCTCAAGCAATACGGCGTGCTGCGCTTCGATCACAAACAACTGTCGGCGCTGTGCTGAAATCTTATCGTTTACATTCTGATGTTCCTGTAAAACTTTAAGCTCAACCTGTAAAGCAAGAATATCGCGCTGATGCTGTTCATATGCTTTAGTCCCTGCATCGACTCGATATTTTGCACCCTTCGGAGTTTTCTGTTGTTTGGTCTTGCGGTTTAATTCCTCCTGTTTCTTGATCTCTTTTTCAATCTCACGTTGAGAGTATTTTTGAACCTTAATTTTTGAGGCGTAATCTTGTTTGTATTTTTCAACAAAATATGACACATCGCGGGTTAAGGTTTTGTAGTCCTCTGATGTTGCGATGATCTGACTATCAAGCTCGGAAGAAAGCCCTTTCAATCCTGACAGGTCAAATTTACCCACTGCATCAGGGATATATTTATTGATCTTCTCGCCAACGTTAACGATAAAATCAACAATAGCTTTGTCAGCCTGCGCAAGAGTTGATTTAATGATCCTGATAACGCTTTGCACAACCTCAATCGTGCCATTTAAAACACCCCAAGTATAAGCGGAAACGGTAGACCATGCTTTACTAGCCCAATCCTTTATATCCATCCATATCCATCCACATTTTTGTAGTGGCGCGGCTGTATCGTAAAGCTCTTTCTGTTTCTGCGCGGCTCCTTCTGCTGCAAATTGTTGCGCGAGCAATCCAGCCTCATAATCTTTTCCGGCTCGGATTAATTCGCCAATCTGCTTAACCTGATCCACTGTGAAAATATTCATTTCCTTATTCATTTCACGCATTGCGTTTAATGGATCTGTTGCAAGTTTAGTAAACTTATCCGCTACCTCATCAAGACCATCGCCAGTTATTTTAGAATACGCGGAAATGCCTTTAGTGATTGTCTCAATTTCTTTCTGAGATTCAGCGCCAGCTTTAATTGCTGCTGTCATTGCATCCTTCGTTCTTGAAATTGAATCACCAGTTGATTCCGCTACACGCTTAGACACGCTTAGACATTTCTTCGAACTTTTGCCGTTAATATCGGCAACGTTACCAGTCAGAATAAGTGCCTTCTCAACGTCTCGCTGCGATGAATACATATCCCATGAAGCCTTAACAACCACGCCGAAAACACCAGCAAGGCCAGCCATAGCTAAACGCGCTGGAGTAATGAGTGATGTTAATGCGCGTAACGAGTTTCCGATTCCGCCGAAAGAGTCTTTAATCTGACCGCCCTGTTGGATTGCAACCATCCATACAGGACTCAAAAATTCGCTGTCTGATAATTTTCCTTTGCTCCAAAGGTTATCTAACTGCTTAGTATTCCTTGCACCGTCTCCAGTGTAACCACCTCCGGCAAATCCCATACTGAAACCGCCAGCGAAACCACCACCGGAACCCGCGCCCATCCAACCCATAGCCGCTTGCAATGCGTAAGCAATTGACAGCTTAGTTATGATCTGCAAAATCATTTTAATGATTGAGTTTGCAAAGTCCTTAAAGCTCGCTTTTCCAGTGCTCAACAGATCAACAAACTGGTTACTGATTCCGTCAAGTGCTGCCGTCATAACTTCGCCGAATTGAGAACCCATTTCCGTAGCAGACTCAAGCCAGTTAGCCATTGCATTCTTCATGCCAACAACAGAATCACTAGCTAGTTCGTCCTGCATAGCGTAAACCTGATTCAGTTTGTTGATTTTCTTGCAACCGCGCATCTGACATTTGACCGCCCGGGCTAACCAATCAGAGACTAATTTCTGTCGTGCAAGCTCTCTCTGAACTTCGCGATCGCTCATTCCTTTCTTCTGCACATCCAGCGCTTTTAACTCCGCTTCTTGCTCCTGAATGAATTTAGTCGCTTTGTCCTGTATCCCCAAGATCGGCTTTCTGTTTGGCAAGCTCAATGCGGGCGTCATTTTCTTAGCAGTAGGATCAATAGCGTTTCTGATATCTTCGAAACCTTGACGATGATCTTTAAGGCTCTGCGCTCTTTTTCAATCTCACGTTGAGAGTATTTTTGAACCTTAATTTTTGAGGCGTAATCTTGTTTGTATTTTTCAACAAAATATGACACATCGCGGGTTAAGGTTTTGTAGTCCTCTGATGTTGCGATGATCTGACTATCAAGCTCGGAAGAAAGCCCTTTCAATCCTGACAGGTCAAATTTACCCACTGCATCAGGGATATATTTATTGATCTTCTCGCCAACGTTAACGATAAAATCAACAATAGCTTTGTCAGCCTGCGCACATTTGTTTGGTTTGTCGTGCTACTGTAGCCCGCTTTCTTCGAAATTTTCAACGCCTTTAGCCGCTTCATCATTCGCTTTCCTGAAATCGCGTAATGATTTTACGGCTCTGTTTACCTGTTCGATATCTACGCCAAGCGTTAAACCAGCAAATTTTTCGGACTGTAGCCCGCTTTCTTCGAAATTTTCAACGCCTTTAGCCGCTTCATCATTCGCTTTCCTGAAATCGCGTAATGATTTTACGGCTCTGTTTACCTGTTCGATATCTACGCCAAGCGTTAAACCAGCAAATTTTTCGGACTGTAGCCCGCTTTCTTCGAAATTTTCAACGCCTTTAGCCGCTTCATCATTCGCTTTCCTGAAATCGCGTAATGATTTTACGGCTCTGTTTACCTGTTCGATATCTACGCCAAGCGTTAAACCAGCAAATTTTTCGGACTGTAGCCCGCTTTCTTCGAAATTTTCAACGCCTTTAGCCGCTTCATCATTCGCTTTCCTGAAATCGCGTAATGATTTTACGGCTCTGTTTACCTGTTCGATATCTACGCCAAGCGTTAAACCAGCAAATTTTTCGGACATATTCACCCCAATAAAAAGCCCCTAAAAGGGGCTTATTTGTTATTAGCTTGCATCATTTCAAGTGCTTTACTCTCCATGATCCGCAAGTCATTTAACGCCGCTTCTTCATCGTCTATTTTATAGATTCTGAACAGCATAGGCAAAACATTATAATCTAACCCGTAAGCACCAGCACCAGCGGATCGCCACTGAGTACCCATAGCACAAAATACATCCCATGATTTAGCCATACTCTCATCAAATATAACTTCTGGCGGTTCCTCGCCTTCATAGTCTGCTCTTGTTAAGCCAACGGATCTTAATTCTTCGTCTGTGGGCGGCTTCTGATAATACAGGTAAACCGCCCGTTTTAGTTTTTACGCGCTGACCTGCCGGGCTTTCATATAATCACCCATCAGGGCAAGCACCGCCGCAGGATAAGTTTTAACAAGATCGGTAACACCTTCTTCGTTAAACTCATCTTCAAGATCCCAACCGGAAGCAATAGACATAATAAATTGAATATCGTCCTGCTCGCGGCCTGTGATCTCTTTTAATTCATCAGACGTTAAGTGACGTACTTTAAACTTAAACTCTGCTACGTTGCCGTCTGGCAATACGAACTCAACCGGAAGCCAAAAGTCATTGAGGCGTTTTACAGTTTTCAGTTTCATCTTAGCCATTGTTTTATTCTCCTGTTAAAAACTGATTTGATATTACACCAAAATAAAAAGGGGCAACGCCCCTATTATTATTCAACTGATGCAGGTAAGAAAGTGAAACGACCTTTCAGCGATACAGACAGAGAAACGGTTTCCATTTCGTTAACTGCGGTCTGCGGGATCTCGTTGAAAGAAAGAACACCAGCCCAGCAACGCATTTCTTTCGCTTTCGGTACGTACATGCGCAACGCGCGAACATCGCCGGATTCGTCAGCTTTACGCAACAGCGGATAAATCGGGTTATCGTATTCGTGCGCGAAAGAGTAGGTGAGAGAAACCGCGCTCTTATAAGTCGGTAACTGCTGCTCCGGTCGTCGCTCAAACACTGATAAGTGTAATACTGTTGCTCGCCGCCGTCCTGCCCCAAGTCCTGCACGCACGGGATCTCAGTCCAGCCAGTGATTTTTGCAAAAGTCGCGGTTACGTTTCCAGCCGGAAATACGTTAGTATCACTGGTGTCGATTCCTTCAACAGTAACTTCCGTTTCAGTTGATGCGGTAACACGCAGAACGCGATCAATCAGTTTACCCCAGCTTGCGGCGGTGACAATAATATAATCGCCTTTTGCAAAATCAGTCCCGCCCTCGGCAACGGTTAGCACTGGCTTGATTGCGTTAGTGATCGCGGTTGCGTCTTTTGATTCGCCGCGCATGTTCTCGACGAAAATTTGTGATCCATTCGGTAAGTGCATATTATGCCCCTTATTTACCATCAAAACGAACGTAGAAACGAACCGGATAAAACCATCCCGTTTCTGATTTTTGTAATTTGTGCGTAATTGCACCTTCTGAAATATAACCAGTCGCAAGCATTTTACCATCCTCAAAGAAATCGGCAATATCTTTTGCTATGCGCCGCGCCTTGTCAGTGCCTGAGCACGGAGGGAAAACAATTCCGATCTGAACCATTCCGATATATGATTTGCATTTACGATCCAGTGATAAAAATTCAGTGTCTGAATCAATATAGTCGTATTTAAGATAAATTCCGATCTGAACCATTCCGATATATGATTTGCATTTACGATCCAGTGATAAAAATTCAGTGTCTGAATCAATATAGTCGTATTTAAGATACATTCCGCCATTAGCTGGGGAACGAAATCAACGTTTTCATATTGGATCGGATAAGCCTTGCCGAATTGTTCGGCTAATGCCACGCGAGCGGCAATAGATAATTCATAGTGCATTTTTCATTTTCGCCTCTTTAATTGCCTGAGCCATATACGAACGTAGACGGATCGCAACAATGCCGAATACACCTGCGGGTGCTTGCGGCGAATGACCGTACTCAAGCGCGTTAGCGTAAATAAGCATGTTGGAGAAATAAAGAGAGTGGATTGCTCCGCCTCCATGAAGCAAGGCGTATAATGTGCGCCTTCCTTCTGCCTTTGTCTTTTCTCCGTCTTTGTCGTATTGATTGAGCGCGTAAAGCGGTGGCTTGTTTGCTGTGATCTGCATGTTCCCGCGAAATCGTCCGGTGTCTACTGGTGCAAGTTCAACAAGTGCTCCGTGAACCTTTTCCCCGAAAATCTGAATCACATCATCAAGCCCTTGCTCCACGCTATCAATCCACTTATCAACGTTTCCGTGAAACTGTCGGATCGAATAGTTAGACATGAACCGCAACCCTCCGCATAATAGGGCGATATGCACACAAAGGCCAGTGTTTTTAATGATGATTTTTTGCTGCTGCCATTTTGATTTCTCCTGTAAATAAAGGGAACCCCGTAAGGGATTCCTGATTTTATTACACGCCAGTGATTAACACAAGGGTTAACGGGCGATAGATGGTTAAGCCAGTGCATTTAGACGTACACGGAATCTTGAAATGCAGATCTTTAGCCTGAGCCGGAAGCATGTTAAACGCTTCTGGAATTTCAATGCTCATGTTGAATGTGAGTTGCGCGGTGCATCCCGTTAGTCTGAGTCTCAATCGTCTCGATTGCTTTCTCCAGTTCATCCTGTGCGGTTTCCGGCTTTTGGTTGCTCCATCCATCCACTTAGCAGAAACAATCTTCGTGATGTTCGGATGCTCAAACACGCTCGGAATTTTGTGCGGCTTTGAACCCTTGAACACCAGTTTGTTCACAAGCTGATCGTGTGCCAGTTGCGCGGCGTTAGCTTTGCGAGTAGACAGCGATTTACCAGTTCTAGCGCCAGCCTTGATCTCGTCAATGGAGATCAGGAAAGCATTACCCAAGCGGAACACTTTACCAAACTCAGAAGTTCGGATCTTTTCGTAAACCAGTACGGCTTTATTACCTGCGCCATCGTAATTTTCCAGTTCAGAAACCGCCTCAAAGGTAATGCCAGCATTCTGTTTCTGGAAGTATTGCAGATAGCTTTCAGTGGTTTCCGGCATACGGACGGAAAGAACTTTGCGGAATGTGAGTTGCGCGGTGCATCCCGTTAGTCTGAGTCTCAATCGTCTCGATTGCTTTCTCCAGTTCATCCTGTGCGGTTTCCGGCTTTTGGTTGCTCCATCCATCCACTTAGCAGAAACAATCTTCGTGATGTTCGGATGCTCAAACACGCTCGGAATTTTGTGCGGCTTTGAACCCTTGAACACCAGTTTGTTCACAAGCTGATCGTGTGCCAGTTGCGCGGCGTTAGCTTTGCGAGTAGACAGCGATTTACCAGTTCTAGCGCCAGCCTTGATCTCGTCAATGGAGATCAGGAAAGCATTACCCAAGCGGAACACTTTACCAAACTCAGAAGTAACGCGTCAACAGTCGGCAGGTCGTCGGTATAGTCTGCGATAATCTGAGCCAGACCAACTTTATCGAATACCGGTATTCAAAAGTTTTATCGGTATCAGAAAGCTCGTTAGTTTCTTTTCTTTGGACATAATATATTCCCTATTTAAAAGCCGTCAACATAACGGCTTTAATATAGCATTTTTGTTAAACGTTCAAGCCTTTTTATGGTAACTGAATGCCAACGATAGAAGTATCATAATTGACCCTGTAAAACGTTCCGGTGAATAAACAGCGATCGAAGATTGAACCAGTCAGAGACGCAAGCCCTTCATCGTCAACAAAACCTGTTGTAACGGTTCCGGCTGTTCCTGCATTCTCGTTAATGCAAAACCTTACCTTTTGATACTACTGGAATCGGATCACCTTCCTGATAATTGCAATTATCGAGAAACACAACACCAAAAGGCTTGCCGTTAAATTTGCCAATGCCCTTATATCTCTGATTGGTTTCAGTCACGCTAAGATGCAAAACCTTACCTTTTGATACTACTGGAATCGGATCACCTTCCTGATAATTGCAATTATCGAGAAACACAACACCAAAAGGCTTGCCGTTAAATTTGCCAATGCCCTTATATCTCTGATTGGTTTCAGTCACGCTAAGCAAGCGCCATCAATGTTATAAGCGGAAGTGTCAGAAACCCGCCGGGCAGTGCGTAAGCCATTGCAACTGCGTAAGATGCGTTAATCTGTGCAGCAAGCGCCATCAATGTTATAAGCGGAAGTGTCAGAAACCCGCCGGGCAGTGCGTAAGCCATTGCAACTGCGTAAGATGCGTTAATCTGTGCCATAATATTTATCTCCTAAAATTATTTCAGTTTGTTCAGACGTGCGTTAGGATTAAGATCCTGATCAACGCCATCTTCTTTTTCTGTTTCTCTGCGTCACCTTTAATGGTAGCGCGATTTTCGGCGGTGATATCCAGATCCTGAGCCATATCAAAAGCCGCTTCAATATAGGCGTCGGATTTTTCGCTGACGTGCGTTAGGATTAAGATCCTGATCAACGCCATCTTCTTTTTCTGTTTCTCTGCGTCACCTTTAATGGTAGCGCGATTTTCGGCGGTGATATCCAGATCCTGAGCCATATCAAAAGCCGCTTCAATATAGGCGTCGGATTTTTCGCTGGTTGTCGCGCTCTGCTTCAAGGCCATCAGCTTTTTATTTGCTGCGGTAACATCAGCTTTCAGGTTATCAATGAAAGTCGCTACCTCTTTTGGCACGTCAAACTCAACAGCGCCGTCAAGCTTAATTTTTACAGTCATAGTAATATCTCCATCATCAGATTTAACGCTGTTATCATACGGAAATTCTTGCTCACTATCAAGATTCAATTTAGCGATTCCTGCGCGCCCTTTAAATACGAGTGCAATATGGTTAACACTGATATTTGTCTGCAATGCATCGAACTTAACCCATCCTTTCGGCGGCTGTTCGTCTGCTTTCATATCTTCCTCAAAGATATATTCTCCCGTTTCATTGCATCCCCAACCGTGCTTATCGATATCAATAGACGTATAGCCAACGCTAATTTCTGCCGTGTCTCGCTTCTTAGCGCTTTCGATTGCTCGCTTAACGTAAATGCTTAATGGTGCTTCAACACCTACGCCATTTGGGACGCCAGCACCAGCGCAAGAACCAACAACAACGCGATCCGCATTTTCAGGCGTCACCGTGACGTGTCCAAGAGTGATCGGCTTTCCTGCATATGTTGCCAGACTGTCAGCCTTGAATTCCTCAAAGATATATTCTCCCGTTTCATTGCATCCCCAACCGTGCTTATCGATATCAATAGACGTATAGCCAACGCTAATTTCTGCCGTGTCTCGCTTCTTAGCGCTTTCGATTGCTCGCTTAACGTAAATGCTTAATGGTGCTTCAACACCTACGCCATTTGGGACGCCAGCACCAGCGCAAGAACCAACCACCTCGGATGCTGGACGAAATTCACGCCGTTCTCCGTGTGGCGTCTGGTATACCTGTAAACCAATACGCGCCACGTCTTTACCAGTCGTTTCCTTGATAAATGCGATCTTAATACCTTTCGCATCAAGTCCATCGGTTTTAACGCCAGCTTCACCAGCAACAGCAACGAGCGCCGCAAGTTCTTCCGCATCAGCTTTCGCTTTTTAACAGCTTCTTCGATCTGCGCCGGAATACCGTCAACCTTTTCTTAATTGGACGGTCAACGGCAATTATACTCCTGACCGGAAAAATGTGCTTTATAGCTAATGAGATCCGTTTCATGTTAAGCACTGCGTGCCGGTCTAACGCGGTTATCTTCCTGAGTGCGCCAAATATAATGGGTAACACCAGAATCAACTACGCGCTGATACATTAAAACAGAATACCACGATCCGACAAAACCAGCGGCGCGGTTCCTAGCCCAAGCCTTGTATTTTTGCAAGCGCTTTTGGATCTGGCGTTTTGTTTCTGCTTTCTCCTGCAATTCATTTAAGCGCTGCTGTACCTCCCAATCATCCAGCACATTATACGCAAACTTTCTAACTGATGCCGCAATTAACTCGCGCCACGTTGCATATTTTGAATTGAACCACGGCTCATTGGAGAATGACGGATCGGTTATTCTTCCCGCCTGTCTGTTTCGCCATTCTGACAAATTGTCGCGTATGGTATTTGTATGCGCTAGCGGCAAAACCAAAACAAGAGTCATAAAGGCGGCAATTGCCGCCTCTACATCTTCGCCGTTTTCGGTGATGTTAACTGCTAGTTCATTAAGAGCGTTTGTTACGTCTCTTTCTGTCATATCAGGAAAGGAGAATGACGGATCGGTTATTCTTCCCGCCTGTCTGTTTCGCCATTCTGACAAATTGTCGCGTATGGTATTTGTATGCGCTAGCGGCAAAACCAAAACAAGAGTCATAAAGGCGGCAATTGCCGCCTCTACATCTTCGCCGTTTTCGGTGATGTTAACTGCTAGTTCATTAAGAGCGTTTGTTACGTCTCTTTCTGTCATATCAGGAAACATATTTCCGTAAATGCCACCAACATTGTTTAATCCCCTTCTTGACTGGTTCCGGTTCAATATCTTCCGGCTCCTGAATCTTGATCGTGTTGCTGTCGCTGATTTTAATTTCCGGCGCAATGGAACGCAACGACTCGCGAGCCTCTTTGAGATCAATAATCTGTTCAGATTTAGCCTTAACGATCGATTCAACGTTTTTGCTCAAGATCTCAGATTTTTCTTTGTCGCTCGGAACGGTCAACGGTTCAAACTCAACGCTCCATTCTTCCTCGTCGAGAATGAACGGCAAAACGAACTCAAGTAGCGGCCTGTATTTATCCTCACGCTCGCGATCAATCATTTTATAGAAGGTGCTTAACGCTGTATTCTGACTTGCTGATACGCCGCCAGTGTTCTTATTTTTGAGGATGATTTCATGAATGCCAGTTAGCGACACGATGCGATCAATCTTCTCCTGTAAAAACTCCGGCACACCTGTAACATCAGAATTAAGGATCTGGTATTCCTCATCATTTGCGTCAATGCCGATCGCCTTGCCAACTCCACTTTCATCGTCAACCTGAGCAAGTCGCAAACGTGCGGCGTATCGCCCGTCGTCGTCGTCACACATTGCAGCCAGATCGCGAGCCTTCCAGACTGCTTGTTGTTTACGGCGTAGCCGCCGAGTGATCTTATAAATTTCAGGCTCACCGTAGCGAACACTGCGCGGGTTAGTTACTTTCTTTTCAACTGAGATCTGATTGCGATCATAAACAACCACACCTTCAAGCTTCGCACCTTCCTTGACTGGTGAAGTTAATTTCCGGTTGTCATTGAGCATAACAAGAATGCCGGAACCGCCAAGCAAACGCGCCCAAGCAAACGCATCAATAAATTTACCGTCAAGGCGCCGCCGAGTGATCTTATAAATTTCAGGCTCACCGTAGCGAACACTGCGCGGGTTAGTTACTTTCTTTTCAACTGAGATCTGATTGCGATCATAAACAACCACACCTTCAAGCTTCGCACCTTCCTTGACTGGTGAAGTTAATTTCCGGTTGTCATTGAGCATAACAAGAATGCCGGAACCGCCAAGCAAACGCGCCCAAGCAAACGCATCAATAAATTTACCGTCAAGGCGCCGCCGAGTGATCTTATAAATTTCAGGCTCACCGTAGCGAACACTGCGCGGGTTAGTTACTTTCTTTTCAACTGAGATCTGATTGCGATCATAAACAACCACACCTTCAAGCTTCGCACCTTCCTTGACTGGTGAAGTTAATTTCCGGTTGTCATTGAGCATAACAAGAATGCCGGAACCGCCAAGCAAACGCGCCCAAGCAAACGCATCAATAAATTTACCGTCAAGGCGCAATTGCGTTGCTAATTCGTGGCAATAGTTATAATCAACGATCGCTTCAATAAGTCGAGCATTTAAAACGCTAGCACCCCAGCCGTCATTTTGCTGTCGTGTGCGGTTAGTGACTCGCTCACCATCGTTAATATAAAGCCGCGTGTAATGAACAAAAATTCATTGATATGAGTCCCATTTTGATTTAAACTCTTTTTCGTCTTATAAAATGCGATCGGTCTGAACGTAGTTTTACCACCCCTGAAAACTTCGTTGTAACCATCGCTTTTACCAGCTTTACTTTTTCGCTCATGGTTAGGCCGGAATAAGGCCGGAATATTCCAGCCTTTGATTTTACACGTTAACGCTTCGCTAATCCAGCAAGCCGTTTCATTCTATCAACAGCGTTGTTGCGAGGTTGATTTCGATGTTAACCACATCAAAAGGTTATCCATAATATCATCATGAGGGTGGCTATCATCGTAAGTGAATGCCGCCGCCTCTGCCAAAAACTCATTAAGCATATGGTGTGATTCAGGCAAGATCGTAACCGTTTTAATTACTGGCTGCGCATCCATGCATCTAGTTACCTTGTCTTTATCACGCTGCAACGGCGTAATTTCGATCGGAAACGCCTTGCGGCAATTCTGAATCAAACCTGTACCGCTCGCTTTATCCTCTACGTAGATTTTTCTTAGTGTTCCGCATTCCTTATTACGATTCCAGCATTGAGAAACAAACGCTTTGAATTGAGTCTCCAGCGCTGGGGCTTCCCACTTGCCGCGTACACCGTCAATAAAATACGCCTTTCCGCGATACATACCCCAATAGCACAAAACAGAGTAGTCGTTTAACTCACCTTCTTTCTGAGCGGTGTCAGCCGTTATAACCGTGTAGTCAAAACGATCGGGCTTGCGCGTAACCGTTTTAATTACTGGCTGCGCATCCATGCATCTAGTTACCTTGTCTTTATCACGCTGCAACGGCGTAATTTCGATCGGAAACGCCTTGCGGCAATTCTGAATCAAACCTGTACCGCTCGCTTTATCCTCTACGTAGATTTTTCTTAGTGTTCCGCATTCCTTATTACGATTCCAGCATTGAGAAACAAACGCTTTGAATTGAGTCTCCAGCGCTGGGGCTTCCCACTTGCCGCGTACACCGTCAATAAAATACGCCTTTCCGCGATACATACCCCAATAGCACAAAACAGAGTAGTCGTTTAACTCACCTTCTTTCTGAGCGGTGTCAGCCGTTATAACCGTGTAGTCAAAACGATCGGGCTTGCGCGTAACCGTTTTAATTACTGGCTGCGCATCCATGCATCTAGTTACCTTGTCTTTATCACGCTGCAACGGCGTAATTTCGATCGGAAACGCCTTGCGGCAATTCTGAATCAAACCTGTACCGCTCGCTTTATCCTCTACGTAGATTTTTCTTAGTGTTCCGCATTCCTTATTACGATTCCAGCATTGAGAAACAAACGCTTTGAATTGAGTCTCCAGCGCTGGGGCTTCCCACTTGCCGCGTACACCGTCAATAAAATACGCCTTTCCGCGATACATACCCCAATAGCACAAAACAGAGTAGTCGTTTAACTCACCTTCTTTCTGAGCGGTGTCAGCCGTTATAACCGTGTAGTCAAAACGATCGGGCTTGCGCGTAACCGTTTTAATTACTGGCTGCGCATCCATGCATCTAGTTACCTTGTCTTTATCACGCTGCAACGGCGTAATTTCGATCGGAAACGCCTTGCGGCAATTCTGAATCAAACCTGTACCGCTCGCTTTATCCTCTACGTAGATTTTTCTTAGTGTTCCGCATTCCTTATTACGATTCCAGCATTGAGAAACAAACGCTTTGAATTGAGTCTCCAGCGCTGGGGCTTCCCACTTGCCGCGTACACCGTCAATAAAATACGCCTTTCCGCGATACATACCCCAATAGCACAAAACAGAGTAGTCGTTTAACTCACCTTCTTTCTGAGCGGTGTCAGCCGTTATAACCGTGTAGTCAAAACGATCGGGCTTGCGCACTGTCGCTTTTTCTCCGGTTCCGTAATACTGGAACCATTCCACGTTGAGAGCATTACCGCCAAGTGCGATCGGCTCCTGCTGATACTGAGAAAGGAATGTATATAAGTCAGCATCACGCAAAGCAACAAGATCGTGAATGCTTTCCTTTTAGGCCAGAATGAAAAGTATTCAATGCCGTCAATAATTTACCCCTTACAGCTTGCTCAATACGCTAATCACGGCTTTCTCCATAGCTTCTTCCGTGTTGGCTTCTGCCTCTGCATTGGCTGAAATATTGAACGTGTCGCCTTTATCAATGCCAAGCTCTTTAGCGATCATGTTTGTGTTAATCATTCCGTTTGCGGCGTACTGGTATTTTTGTTCGCGAATAACCTGATCCGCAAAGTCTAACACTTCCCGACTCAGACGAAAGAACATCATTTTCAGCTTGCTCAATACGCTAATCACGGCTTTCTCCATAGCTTCTTCCGTGTTGGCTTCTGCCTCTGCATTGGCTGAAATATTGAACGTGTCGCCTTTATCAATGCCAAGCTCTTTAGCGATCATGTTTGTGTTAATCATTCCGTTTGCGGCGTACTGGTATTTTTGTTCGCGAATAACCTGATCCGCAAAGTCTAACACTTCCAGCTTGCTCAATACGCTAATCACGGCTTTCTCCATAGCTTCTTCCGTGTTGGCTTCTGCCTCTGCATTGGCTGAAATATTGAACGTGTCGCCTTTATCAATGCCAAGCTCTTTAGCCATGTAGCCGGCTGTCGTTTCCAGCGCTGAATAATTCCAGTTGATACACCCGTGAAAAGAGTAAGCCCATTCCACGTAAAGACTCGCGGCCTTGTGATCGTATCTTGATACGTGCGACCTCGAAAGATGATTCAGCACCAGCTTTAATAGCGTTGGTTTCCGCCCACTCAAAATAATTAACGACAAGTTGCATAAGCTGTTCTGGAGTAAGCTTGTTATTTCCGCTTATATTTGCGCCAACAATATCGGAGTATTGTTTGTTATAAAGTTTCTTAAAGTTCAGGCTTTCCGCCGCCGTTTTCTTTGTTTGACATGTTAATCCCTCCTGTTTCCGTGTGGAGGATTATAGCAAATCGCAGACAATAAAAACCCGCCGTAGCGGGTTAGTGTATCAGTCGATGTATTTGATTGCACCAGCTTACCAAACTTTCGACGTGTCTCAATGATTTTCACAACGTGATCAAAGTTTCGCGGGATTTCCCGTGTGTCCTCTTTGTTATTGTACACCGCAAAAGTCATTTCGTTATCCTTAACACACTCAGTGATTCCTTTGCAGATAACTAAGTAAAGAACAAATGCGATAATGCCACAAACAACAAACCCGCCAATAAATGCAATCATTTTAAACACTCCAAACGGTTGATAGAAAATTTATGTGTTTCCGGTCTGCGCCGGAATAATCCTTCGCAAGCCTTACAGCCATTTCAGCACTACATGCCGTAACAACTGTTTCAAATTCTTGTTTGCACGATCCGCAACTTCTACCCATTCGGCGAATCGTTAAGTTAACGCGCCACTTCATTTCGTTCTCCTGAATGGTCACGCCACGGTTACGGAATCCGGCGCTGTTGTCTTTAACAGCCGATTTAGGCGACTACATTATGCAGCTATCGCGCTGCGCGTTGCTCTTGAGCCTCTTACGTTTACGGCTTACATCCTACCAATCAGGATAAACGCCGTCAATTCTTGCCAGTTCAATCGGTTACTATTCGTACTCGCCTTGTTGACCGTAGCGCCCTTCAAGGTATCCAACGAGCCAGATAAAGCGCAATCGAGTGATGATTGTTGCGATCGGCGTGTGATGTTTAGTGATTATGCCAGTGGCAACCTGATCATATTTACCGCCGCGCTTGATTTCCTCTCTCACCTCATCGGCGCACTTTCTTGCAGCTTGCTTGACTACGTTGTATTGTGCTTCGCTTAACCCGAACATTTCTGATCCTCTCTACGCTTCCATAACTGGTTTAACTCAAAATAATGAATAGCCGTTTCCGTGTCACCACGCTCTAACGCTTCCTCTTGCTTTCGTGCGCACCACTGAGACGGTTTTTCGCATTCATCCATACAATAAACCTCCTTAAAATTGCGCCTATTAGAATGCGTTTGAGGCGCTTTAAACACTATACGTTTTCGTTAAATTTTCCATCAAGGATTGCGCGAATGTTGTTTAATGTTTTCACCTTCCAACAATCCCATTCTGTTGATCCGGTTCAAACGTTCTAGCGAACCTCGGCGCATCAGTGCTCAATTCGTCGATTATACAAGCGACCTCATCAACAACGATTTCTTTTATGGCTTCATTCAGTTCCAGATCTTCAACTGGTTCAAAAGTCTGAATCACACCACCCAAAACGCGCTGCTTCGCTTGCGCTTCTTCCAACGTGTCGTGAATTGCTCGCATTTCCTTGCTTGCAAACTTTCCGATCCCGTATGTGTGAATGTAAATCCTTCCAACAATCCCATTCTGTTGATCCGGTTCAAACGTTCTAGCGAACCTCGGCGCATCAGTGCTCAATTCGTCGATTATACAAGCGACCTCATCAACAACGATTTCTTTTATGGCTTCATTCAGTTCCAGATCTTCAACTGGTTCAAAAGTCTGAATCACACCACCCAAAACGCGCTGCTTCGCTTGCGCTTCTTCCAACGTGTCGTGAATTGCTCGCATTTCCTTGCTTGCAAACTTTCCGATCCCGTATGTGTGAATGTAAATCATAATAACACCTTAAACGTTGTATTTTGTTTTACCATATCAGCAACAGAATTTACGTATGAACCAAATGCATCGCAAACAGTCTCGTTTTTGCGTTTCCACTTCTCAACATCTAATAACACCTTAAACGTTGTATTTTGTTTTACCATATCAGCAACAGAATTTACGTATGAACCAAATGCATCGCAAACAGTCTCGTTTTTGCGTTTCCACTTCTCAACATCTAATAACACCTTAAACGTTGTATTTTGTTTTACCATATCAGCAACAGAATTTACGTATGAACCAAATGCATCGCAAACAGTCTCGTTTTTGCGTTTCCACTTCTCAACATCCATTTCAGTTAGCCCCTGCTCATGACGCCAAACAGCTAACTCTGCTGGGGCTGTTGATCGTGGTGATAACTGTTGCTCGCTGTTTAAATAGTTCGTCAGCAACAGTGCTTTCAATTGTTACATTATCGTGATGCGCTGGATCATCACACCAGCGCCACCCAAGACTATCAAGAAGTGATTTGGCTTGCTTGTCTGACAGGTTGATTGTAATCGCCAAACAGCTAACTCTGCTGGGGCTGTTGATCGTGGTGATAACTGTTGCTCGCTGTTTAAATAGTTCGTCAGCAACAGTGCTTTCAATTGTTACATTATCGTGATGCGCTGGATCATCACACCAGCGCCACCCAAGACTATCAAGAAGTGATTTGGCTTGCTTGTCTGACAGGTTCATTCTACCACCTCAAATTCACCTTCGTTAATACTTACGTTGTCGCCGAACTCAATCCCGAATTCCTTATTGCCCGGTGCGATGATAAGCAATGAACCATCGCGGAATTTACCTTCAACCTCTACAACGTCGCCAACCTTAAAACCACATTCGGCAAGAGTAAGATCGGTTTCTTCTTCGCGGTTGTCTACTTTTGTGATACGGATTTTCACGTTTATCTCCTTCGTTGTCGTTGAGAAGATAATAGCCGGAAACGTGTTCCGGCTTTTAACAAAAGTGCTATTTCTGCAAACCAATCAGAGCATCAGCCAGCGCACGAATTACTTTAGCGTGTGTCACAATATTCTCTCCTTCCGGAACTCGCAACACCTCGCGCAACTTCTCCAGCACTTCAACATTCGGATCTGGCGATGCGGTAATGCTTCCGATCCATGTTGCATTGTTGATAGCTGATGCCACGTTGTCACGAACCCTTTTTCGCTCCGCTTTCTGCAAACCAATCAGAGCATCAGCCAGCGCACGAATTACTTTAGCGTGTGTCACAATATTCTCTCCTTCCGGAACTCGCAACACCTCGCGCAACTTCTCCAGCACTTCAACATTCGGATCTGGCGATGCGGTAATGCTTCCGATCCATGTTGCATTGTTGATAGCTGATGCCACGTTGTCACGAACCCTTTTTCGCTCCGCTTTCTGCAAACCAATCAGAGCATCAGCCAGCGCACGAATTACTTTAGCGTGTGTCACAATATTCTCTCCTTCCGGAACTCGCAACACCTCGCGCAACTTCTCCAGCACTTCAACATTCGGATCTGGCGATGCGGTAATGCTTCCGATCCATGTTGCATTGTTGATAGCTGATGCCACGTTGTCACGAACCCTTTTTCGCTCCGCCATAGTCTTTGCAAGACCTTCCGCCTCTGCTGCTGTTTTCTGCGCGTCTACCGTGTTTACTCATAAAGGTGATGCTTGTTTGTCTTCCTGATTGGTTACTCGACAAGAGGCACTATATCAAATGCCTCTTAGCAAGTTTTATCAATTCGTGCTATTTAAGTTTGAATTTGCGAATGAGCTCATAAGCTGTATAAACCGGATCGCCATCGAACAAATCAACGTCTACTTCTTCATATCCGTTTTCGCCGTAATAACATACTGGCAAATAAACGTAGTTGCGGCTGTCTGTTTCGTCGAACTCAAATCCCCGGCGATTCATACGAACCAACTTCACCTCATGACCGCCTTCAATCAGCGCGATAACTTCTTGCTCAAATCCGCAATCTGAAACGATAACTGGATAATCAGAGTTTGAAGCCGTGTCTGAAAGACGCCTGCCGAAATACTTTTCCCCAAACTTCGGTTTAATCACATCCTCGCTAATCCAGATCATGAACTCTCGGCAAGTCATACCGGAAATCGTGTGCTTTTTCCTTCTGCTCTCTGTTACTGTAAGCATCAATGAAAGCGCGATAACTTCTTGCTCAAATCCGCAATCTGAAACGATAACTGGATAATCAGAGTTTGAAGCCGTGTCTGAAAGACGCCTGCCGAAATACTTTTCCCCAAACTTCGGTTTAATCACATCCTCGCTAATCCAGATCATGAACTCTCGGCAAGTCATACCCATCAGGAAATCGTGTGCTTTTTCCTTCTGCTCTCTGCATGCAATACTTTCTTGTCCCGTGATAGCAAGCGCAATCTGAAACATGGCGCTTTAAAGCTTGCTTTTCGCGGGTAATCAATGCGCTCGCAAATTGCGTTTGCTATGGTGTTTTTCCAGCCCCTTTCGGGGCGTTGAGTAGAATAATTTTAGCCATTTTTAGTTGCCTTTAGTAATTGAATGTTGATTTCTTTCTCTCAATATTCCAATTGATGTTTTCACATCTAATGCTTAAATCAGAAAGGTAATATTCTCCGCTCTCAAGCATATTAGCAATAGTACGCATGTATGTGATTGTTTTCTCAGTTTCTGCTTTGTTATCCAGCATCATAACCACCACCCGTTAAGAATTGATAACACCATCACCGCTACGCCAAGCCCAAGAATAGTAAGGCTGATGTCTCGCTTTTGCGATTTGTATCGCGATACTCTTTCAACGCAACAGCCGCCTTTAAGTTATGCGGTGCAAAGTGACCAGCGTCAGCCAGCGCTAAAACCTCCTTTTCACTAACCGCTCTACGCTGTGAGTTTTAGTGATGAATGGGGTTTTGGAAACCATCACCAACCCGCCATCGTCAACAATGTAATAAGCACTAAGTGACGCAAAACTGTAATAAAAACCTTCATTGCTATCTCCTTGTTGTTTCGTTGCATTAAGTATGCCCCATTGCTGGGGCTTTGTTTTAGCAAAAGTGCTATAAATATTTATCTTCAATAAAATCTTCCGTTTCGAAATCGATGCTTCTAGAATCTCCATCGTCGTCTTTCACAACGTAACACTTATAACCAAATGTTTGATCAAATCCAACTGTCGCAGTGTACATTTCACCGTGCGTAAAGCCCGGATATTCTCCAGTGCATAAAAGTTTCATAACTCATCAACTCCGTGAATCTGTAAGTGTGAATGCGGCTTATCGTACTCAGTGACCGCGTAAGTTGTGATCCCCGTGTTGCGAAAGTGGCGGATCACATTTGGCGAATCATCAAAGGCGCACACAATATTATCCGTGCCGATAGCGCGTAACACTTCCTCTTTAATCACCGTGTCCTTTCGGTTGTCACTTGCTCGGCGCATGATCATGAAGTCAAATTTAACGCCGTGTTTATGCAACCGTGCGTATGATTCACCCTCAACCTCATCGCTACGACCTGTTAGGATAATGATTGCGTGACCCGCAACCCATAGCGAGTTAACCACCGCTATCGTGCTACTGAATGGCGTATCTTTCACTGCGGCGCGATTAAACTCACTCCATGATTCAGTAAGGTGCAAGTCAACAGTTGGCAACAGGTTAAGCCTGTGCGTTCCATCACTTAACGTTCCGTCATAGTCCACAATAACCACCCCTTTCGGGGCGTTAAGTGAGTATTTGCGATCCCACACTTCAAATTCAAACATGCGCAAACTCTCCAACGTCGCGTGATGATTTCAATGCGTTCCAGTATGCGAACGGCGATTCAATAACTTCAATTTCATGTGATGCAAAGAATAACTCTGTATCCTCATCACCACGCCAACATGCGCAAACTCTCCAACGTCGCGTGATGATTTCAATGCGTTCCAGTATGCGAACGGCGATTCAATAACTTCAATTTCATGTGATGCAAAGAATAACTCTGTATCCTCATCACCACGCCAACACTCTAGCGTTAGATTCGCAAAACTTAAATGACTCACTAACGCAAATAGCCCAACCCGACCCATCGCGCCTTGCGTTTACAATCTCACCGATTGCCGGATCGAATGTAATATAATCGCTGTCTAAAATTCTTACCTTTTCCATCATTCAACGTCCAGATAAAAGTTTCGATTAATTCAGGCTCAACCATATCGGCGCGGCGCGGTGAGTTTGGGAAGTCAGTCCAGCGGACACAATCACCATCTTTTGATTGTTGGATCATAGTTTCAATATCACATTCATCTACTGGTAAGCAGTTATAACTCACATCATCACCATCGATAGAGTAGATAATGAAAAATGAATCATTGCCGTCGATAGCGTCTTTTGCTTTGAATGCTTCTGCTTTGAGTTTCATTTCGTTCTCCTGATTGGTTGCCTAGCTTCAATAAGGGCACTATAACAAATGCCCTTGCGGAAGGTTTAGCAATTCGTGCTATTTGTATCGAACCATCGTACCGCGCTTAATGTTCATTTCGCCAGCAAACGGATTGTTTTACCATTTCCGAAATGTGCGAGCAAACAAACAACATCGTCGTTAATCTCGATCCGCTTAGTGGTGAATCTGAAATCATGCCATTCGCCTTCGTTCTGGATTGCGATTAGTTTTGCGCCAATTGGCATATCTTCGATCTTGGATATCGTCTCAAATGCTTCGGTTGTGAACGGTTTTCCAAGACTGCTAATTTTCCAGCCGCTAGGATTAAAGTTGTCACTTTGAAGCATTTTCATAATATCCGCTGTGCGCAGAATATCTGACACTGTTGACGCATCAATGTAATAAAAGTCTTTGTTTTTGTCGTTGTTCTTGTTCAAGAAGTTATGTTTTTCTACAAAATACTTAAGCTTAAAAGAAGTCTCTGAGCCTGATCCGATCCATATTCCCTTGTCAGGATTTTCGAATCTCACTTTGCCAATAGAATTAACGTTAAACTCGATAGGAATTTGATTTCGTTGATGTTCAGCATTTTTATTTCCTCGTTTGTTTCGTTGATTCATTATGCCCCGTGCGGGGCATTGTTTTAGCAATTCGTGCGGTTTACCAGTTGCTTAAATCTTGGTATGCGAGTTCATCAAAATCCGCCGGCTTCCTTCAAAGTCAGGATACCAATCAGCAATGAGTAACTCTAATTCATTACTCATCTTCCCATCCTTCCAGAAATAACACTGATCTACATATCCCGCGCCGGCTCGCGCCTTCTTGCGACTGTTGCACCAGTAACGCAACGCCAGCTTTTCATACGCGTTAATCATCTTCTTACGCGGCTGGAAGTCAGTGTAGATGCAATCATCCGGCGCGGCTGCATACTTCCGGCGACCTTCCTTGTGATCCTTCCAGAAATAACACTGATCTACATATCCCGCGCCGGCTCGCGCCTTCTTGCGACTGTTGCACCAGTAACGCAACGCCAGCTTTTCATACGCGTTAATCATCTTCTTACGCGGCTGGAAGTCAGTGTAGATGCAATCATCCGGCGCGGCTGCATACTTCCGGCGACCTTCCTTGTGCATCAGGAATGGCTTTGTGTTTTCATCCCGATCTTGACACTTCCGTGCGCTCCGCTCTTGCGTTTGACAACTGTCACAATGTGACCATGCTCACCCAAGCCAGTTAACGCCCTTGCGACTTCTGTGCGCGTTGCGGTGCAAATCAGGTATCTAAATTTGATCATTGCACAACCTCCCACTCTCCAAACTGACAAGGGTTTTTGTGTTGATGTATGAGACAAGGCCAGCATTATTTTTAAGTTCGTAAGAGCCTTCTTGAACTTTCGTTGGCAGACCGCAAAGCCTTAAGTGTTCGTGATCCACGCACGTGATATCTTCGCCGTGCTTTGAAATCACATCATACGATTTTCCAGCAGTGAAAAATTGCGGGTAGTTTGAGCCTTTGCAAATGATTTTCATGTCGTTCTCCTTAGTTCTTCTTAGCAAACTTTTGCAGCGTTTAAAATCGACTTTTTCGGCGCTAGTCACATGCCCCTGAACCATGCGCACATTGTGAAAATCAAGACCGTTCCGCCAATGCTCATGATTGCCGTGTTCCTCGTCAAAAGCTTGTTTAATTCACCGAAAGTCTCCAGCTTGTATGGCGAGCGCCCACTGTACCAGAAAGGACTGATCTGATCGCGACTATTGACGTACAGGAATGCGGAAACAGCGCCAGTTCTATAGCATACTGCGACTACTGAGTTACGCGGTAAATCGTGTGCTTTCTGATCGCGACTATTGACGTACAGGAATGCGGAAACAGCGCCAGTTCTATAGCATACTGCGACTACTGAGTTACGCGGTAAATCGTGTGCTTTCATCATTTTGTTGTCCTCGTTGTTTGGTGTGTGGTTACTATATCGCAACCACGAAAGAGTGTTTTAGCTATTAGTGCTATTTTCCATTGCATCAGCCGTGTCATTTAGCCTATTTGCGATCTCGCGAGCGGTCTTTGCGTCAAAGATGCCACGCCGTGCGGTGCGCCCAAATTCAGGTGATAGATTGTTAAATTTGCCGTCGATAAACACTGCGTCACTTCTGCCGATATAAATAACCATAGTGTCACCAGCATTATCCTCATGAATGGTCTTAAGCGTCATAAACTGCGGTTGAGGCCAACCAGCCGCCAGCCGCCAGATATCGCCGTAGTCGAGTCCAGACCTGTTCGCCGTCCCATTTGAACTCTCGCCCACTGTAACGGCTCATGTAACCTGTATTAACTTTTAAACTCATGCTCAATAACCCCGCTTTCATCAACAATTTGCGCTTTGTAGAAACCGCCGTTAGCAGCCGTTGTAGCAAGCCGCTACCGTTTCAAATTCACGCATTTCCGGATGGCTGTTTTCGTGTTCCCAAGTAATCAGAGTGACCATTTTGCTTTCTCGTTTCTTTTCGATGGGTGTATTATGCCAACACCCACCGATCGAGTTTTAACAAAAGTGCTATTCCTGCTGCTTCACCTGT